CGCGGTGCGGCGAGTTAGAATAAGGGCATTCCCCACTTTGAGACACTCTATCTCACTAGGTAAGGGTACCCTCCCATCATTCACGAGGATCGATTCTCAGGGCCTTTCAGCCGCGCCCCTAGGTGACCGTACCGCCGCGCTCTCTGCGCGGCTCCTGTGGCATCCTCGTGACGATTTAGGGCATGTGGGGGGGCGCCAGCCCCCCCGCTCCGCCTCACCCCTCGAAGTCTTCGAGGATTTCTGCGAGTTCGTCTGAGTAGTAGCCGTTCAGTTCTTCGTAGTACTGGACGTTCATGGTCAGTTCCTTTCTTTCTTTGACCTTATGCTTTAATACTACCCTGAAACATATATCCCGTCAATATTATTTAGAGTGACCTTCTTCACAAAATTCCATGCGATGCCCTCACACGGATGTGGTATACTGTAAACACAGCCCGAGAGACGGGCCCAACAAAAAGGAAAGGATAAAGAGAGATGACCGAAGACATTAGCCCTGATGTCAAAGCTGCACAGTACGCGCATAGCCTATACGCGCAGCGTCGTATCGACATCGCCGATAACTACACACAACAGTGCAGCGAAAACAGGGACCGACTCGCATCAGACCTGGCCGACATCGCCCTGGAATACAACATTGCACCCACTCGGGTCATCAGGAACGCTTTCTGCGCGGACCGAACCGATTTCGTCAGTCTCGTTCGTCGAGCCCTTTCAGCTAAGAAAAGTGCTCAATCCTCAAAGGAGAAGGACTGACTGTGATCAAACTCGAAACGGACCTGCGCAGCATCCAAATCACGTCCGAAACGGGCGAGGAGACATCATATCTGTTCGCCTGCTACACTCGCAGCGTTCCCTTCACTAGGTGGGCTCCAGGTTCGCTTTACGGCCTCGCATTCTACTCTCTGCCGCTCCTGACATTCGTGAGCGACGCCCTCGTTAAGCGGATCGAACCCGGTGTCACCTACAGGCTGCCGGAGGGCGCCTGCAAGGCGATCGGCTCCGACGAAGACCTGAGCCTCATCCCGCTGAACGTCGAGTTCACTCACACGCCCTACGTCAACGTCGTAGAAAACGACGCCGGCTCCGTCTACGTGCCTCCCCCGGGGCAGCACGCCGACGTCGAAACGATCCATCTGACCCGCCTGCGTTGCGGGTCGTGGTTCGTGTGCGGCGTCCTTCAGACGGATCAGGCCCGTGAGTGGGCCGGCCTCAGCGACGCCGAGTGGAACACCCGCAGCCTCTTCAACAGAGCGCACAAAGGATTGGACCCTTCATGGCAGCCCCTTCGACACCGCGGGCGAACGACTCTCGCCTTCGCACCCCCGCTGTCGCTTAAAACCGTAGAGGTTTCCCGTGAAACGGCATGAGCTCCTCGCCGAAGCCGCGCGTCGGCGCAAGACCGCGGTGGGCAAGATGCGCACCCACCGCAAACGGGGCGTCGAACTCGCGAACAGCGAGTTCGACCCTCGTGTCGGCACCCACGCCCAGCTTCGTACCATGTCCGACAAACAGCTCGTCGCCTACATCGACCGCATCAAGCGCTTCAATCTCCGCGGCAACCAGTACTATTTGACAGCCAAGAAGGAAATTGTCAGTTCCTATCGGGTCGACGACTTCCTCCGGCAGCAGCGCAGTCTGGACCGTTTGCAGGCCGACGTTGACAAAGCCTTCGGCGACTTCGAACACCTTGACACCGGCGAGCGCGTCTCCGACTACAACGCCCGTATCAGGAAAGGCTTCGAAGAGCGCATCTACCGTAACGCCCAGAAAGTCTACGGCAACATAGTGCGTTCACGCAGCGACTTGAAGAAATTGTCGCGTATGCAGCGTGAGGCGCTTCGCTTCGGAAAGGCCTCCACCTTCGCTGAGAAGGCAGAGGCCAAGAAACGAGCTGCCAACGGCTATTTGGACGCCCAGTACACCAAGCACATGGGGATGCTGACCAAGATGATCGGCGACAGTTCCGTTTTGGACCCGCGCCTCATCCGCGACTTGCAGGGTCTCAGCAAGAAGGCGCTCGTTTCTCTCGCCAAGCACTCCAACATCGTGAACCGTATAAGAGACGCCTACGAGTATGAGAAGAAGCACAACTTCTCACAGCTGGCATTGGAAGGGGGTGCGAAGGGCCGTGGGTCAGCGTCCGAACCCGTTCGGGCTATCATACACGCCTACGCTGAAGCGGATGCTAATCGATCCAAGTGACGTCGCAGCGCTCGCCTACGATCTAGAGACGGACGACTGGTTCGTCCGGTCCTGCACCGGCGCCGTAGACGCTGGCACGGGCGTCGACACGCTCCTCCCCGCCCTCGCCCGCTACAGGCGGGTGTGGGTGTGGGAGGGCCAGCCCGTCGTCTACCGGCTCGCCGCCATCTGCCACCTGGAAGGCCTTCTAGACGATGAGAAGGCCGAGCTTCAACTGACGAAGCCCGGCTTCACCTCCTTCAAATACCCGGCCCGCCTCTACGTGAAAGGCGCCCGTTATAAGACGACCGTCCGCTCGCTGCGCGACTACGTCTCCGCTCCCCCACATGTGCCGCCCGTCGGCCTGGACGACGAGGCCGAGTGGGTGTGCGGCATCCTCCACGGCACCCACCTGGATTCCGTCGACGCCTTCGCGCCCATGGCGATCGCCCAAGCGGAGTTCTCCGACTACGTCAGAAACGAGATGGACGTCCACCCGAGCCTGTTCGGCACCGACTTCGACGAGCTGCTGGACGGCGCCGGGGGTTTGTGCGGCGTTCTCCGCACATCGGAGGATGTGGAAGGCGTTGACATTTGGGACGTCTCCTCCCTCTACCCCGCTATCGCCTCATGCATGCCCCTGCCCACCGGCTTCGGCGTCCGCGACTACGCGGTTGACGCGCTGAGTGACCTGCCCGATGACTGTCTGTGGATCGCCAACGTCGTCCTGCCGGACGGCACGGTCCATTGGGTGACTAGCGTCGACTACCATCACACATACAGTGAGACGCTGTACCACACATACGGCAATTCTATTACAGTCGAAGCCGCCGATGTGCAGTACGCGATCTTCTACGACTCCGTTGCCGGTCTCTATCGGGCCTGCGTGGATAATTGGTATAAGAGTAAGAAGAATAGCGACGGTATCGTCAAAGAGTTCTATAAGAAGAAAATGAACTCGTTCTTCGGCTCTCTCGCCATGCGGTATACCAAGCGCAAAGAACGGGCTGTCTACAGGGACGGCTACGGCTTCAACGTCGAAACGGTCGGGTATACGGAGCACGAGCCGGGCAGTCTCTTCCTCCATCAAGTGTTCATCGTCGCCTACGGTAGGGCTATTCTGACCGACGCCCTTCGCGAGTACGAGGGGCACGTCGCCTACTACGACACGGACTCCGTGCATCTGGTCGGCGTCGATCCGTCCGATGTGCGGCTCAGCGGCGTCCCCGTCGGGGACCGCGACGATGACCTAGGGAGGTGGACGCTGCGCGAACGCAATGCCACTGTGCGCTATCTGGGCCTGCGCCGTTACGCCCTGCTAAAGGGGCGTACGGAGGCGTATGCGGAGCTGCGTCTCGCCGGGTACAGGGCGCCGACGTTCCTGCAGTCCGGGAGGTGGGACCGAATCCCCCTGGACTACCTGGACGAACGTGACTGTCTCCCGTCTCTGACCTATACCCCCGGGCCCGATTCTCTGACTCCCTCTTATACGTCGTACCGTATTAAGCAGGTCGTGTATCCGGGCGACATGCCGCCTCAGGTGCACAGCGAACGGTCTATCGCAGCCGATTCCGATGCGGGTGGAACGGATCAGTGTGCGGATGCAGAGATCCGAGCGGCCGCCGCGAGGATGTTTCAGCGGCCGAGCGATAAGGAGGCCGTTAAGGCGAGGCGTCTCGCCATCGCCCCCTGTTAGTCGCACATGGTGGAGAAGAGGACCGCTGCCCAGTCGGGCGGCGGTCCTCTTCACGTTGTCGCCGGTTCAGCGCGACTCGGTATGTGATATACTGTGTATCAGGCGGGGCTCCATCATGTCGTGGCGGAGACTGCGGCAGGTTGTCACGGGCTAACACCCGCCGGCCTCAGATGGATTTGACAACCCTTCGACCAAGACGGCGGATGCCCCGTCGCATACACGTTAGGAGAAATGAGTGGCAGACGAACAGGCCATCGATACAGACAATGAGGACCAGACGCCCGCGGAGGCCGCCGGGGAAGACGTCCAGGCAGACCTGGCGGAGCTTATCGACGAAGTCCGCGCCCTAGCCGTCCAGGCGCTCGACGAATGCAAAGAACTGCGCGCCATCATCACCGAGGAGGCCCTGGACGAGGCCGCCGACGACGCTGACGACGACGGCATAGAACCGGAAGATCTTCAAATCGAAGACCTTCTCGCCTGACGAAAGGACCTATTAGACAATGGCATCCACCTTCAAGGGGTTGCGCCCCGGGACCACCAATGAACAGCTTCTTCAGGTATCCATCAACGCCGCCTCTATGGGGTACAAGAAGCGCATCCCGTCCCCGACGCAGGCCGGCATCGACCGCACCCTAGACTACCTCAGCCAACACCGCGACTTGTGGAACCCCATCTGCCAGTCTCTTCTCAATCAGGTGGTCCCCGTCTTCGCCAAGAACCGGTCCTGGTCCAACCCGCTCGCCGAGTTCAAGAAGGGCATGGTCGAATTCGGGAACGGCGTCGAAGAGATCCAGACCGGCCTCATCAACGCCGTCGCCTACGATCCCAACGACGACGTCGACGCCAAGGCGATCTTCGGCCGGGACGACTTCCGCGTTGAAACCGCCTTCCACACGCGCAACCGCCGCGACCGCTACAAGGTGTCGGTGGAGAAGCGGCTGATCCAGTCCGCGTTCCTCAACGGCGGCGATGTCGCCGAGCTCATCGACCGCCAGCTGAACGCCCCCTACGAGTCCGATCAGGTGGACGAGTTCCTGCTCATGGCCCGCCTGCTCACTGAGTACGAGGAGCGCGGCGGCTTCTACCATGCGCACGTCCCCGACGTGGCGCGCACACGCTCCACCGCCGACGACGCCAAAGAGCTTCTGCGCAAGCTGCGCGCCATCGCCGGTGAGATGCGGTTCAAGTCCACCGCCTACAACCCGGCGCGGATGCCCACCCACTCCACGCCCGACGACATGATCCTCCTCACCACGCCCGCCGTCAAGGCGGCCCTGGACGTGGAGGCGCTCGCGTGGGCCTTCAACATCGACCGCGCCGACGTCCAGTACCGGGTCATCGAGCTCCCCCAGTCCGCCGTCCCCGGGAAGGGCTTCCAGGCGGCTATCGTGGACAGGGACTTCTTCCAGGTCTACGACCACATCATGGAGACCACGTCCATCGATGTGCCCACCGACCCGAACACCTACAACGTGTTCTTCCACCATCACCAGACGATTTCCTGCTCCCGCTTCGCCCCCACCGCTATGCTGTGGACCGGCGCTGACGACGAAGTCATCGAGATCCTGCCGCCCGTCACCGCGATCGGCGTCCTCGAATGCCTCGACGCGGACAGCAACACGCCGTCCCAGCTTGAGAAGGGCGGCAACTACCGGGTCCGCCCCCAGTCCGTCACCGGCGGAGGCGCCAACCCGGCCCTCGAATGGACGATCGTCTCGTCCACGGACAACCACACGTCCATCTCCGACGCGGGCATCCTCTACGTCGGGCGCCTCGAAAAGGGCCCGGTCAAGATCAAGGCGGCATGCGACGGCGTCACCGCCGAAGGCGCCTTCGCCGTCAAGGCCGGCGCGGACGTCCCGTCCTGGCCCGACCTGAAGTCTTCCGTCACCGGTCTCACGGTGCTCGGAAGGGCGATCGGTAAGTCGTTCACACCCGAAACCAAGGAATACACTGTCACGCGGGTTAAGAAAGACGAACTGATCAAGGACGTGCAGGACAACACGTTCCCTCATGGGCGGAGAATCGACTACACGGTCGAGACCGCCGACGGCGAAGGTGGCGCTTACAAGGTCACCATCGCCGTCACCGGAGCCGACGGAGTCTCCTACGGCCCCTACGTCGTCACCGTCAAGTAACGGGTAGCGGCCCCGCGGGGCGCCGGGTTTCCTTCCTTTCCTTTCCCCCGGCGCCCCGCATCCATAAGAAGAACCAGACAGCAGGAAGGCGACATGCCGAGCGTCAGCGAATGGGCCGCCGGGGCCGAAGTCACACTCACCACGGTGGCGTGGGACTCCACATACCGTGACATCGTCAATTGGCGTGACTACGCACACCGCGCCAACTACATCGACCGTCCCGACGCACACCACCTGACGCTGCGCAACGCCCAGACCATCGACTACGGATCTCAAGTCGTCCTCGACGAACCCTTCTCGGTGTGCGTCAAATACAACTACGTCCGCGTCGTCAACCCGAAGATATCCAAGCTGCACCCCGATAAAGAGCAGCCGACCGTCTTCTACTATTTCATCCAAGACGTCGTCCGGGTCGCCCCCGATGCCACCCTTCTGTCCGTCCAGCTGGACGTGTGGACCACCTACTGCGGCAACGTCCGTCTGCGCAACGCCTTCGTCGTCCAAGGCCACCTGCCGGTGGCCGCCACGTGGCGCGGCCGTCAACACGACGTGCTCAGGGAGGCCGAGGGGCTCGATCTAGGTTCCGACTACATGGTGCGCTACAGCGAACGCTACACGGTCGCCACCCTCGCCCAGTGCTGCGTCATGATCGTCGCCTCCACCGACTTCTCCTCCGATCCCGGCGAGACGTCCAACCCCAGCTTGAAGACGGCGAAAGGGTCCGCCTTCGAGGGTCTGCCCAACGGCTGCGACATCATCCTCGTCCGCGACATCGGCACGTTCGAGTTCTTCGCCACCGCCATGTCGCCCTTCCCGTGGGTCGCGCAAGGCGTCCAGATGATCATGGTGCTGCCAACACCCGACGACATGTTCGACCGGATCATCGGCTCCCACAACACCGACAACGTCCACGACAAGTACCGGCAGGGCGTCGACCCGAATACGGTCAAGATCATCCGCTCCCGCAAGGCCGGCCACGAGGGTGACGTCATGTGGGGACGCGACCAAACGTTCTTCGCCGGCGGCGCCCTCGAACTACTCGATAAGGCGAGACTCGCCGACTGGCAGCGCAACTACACGAAGCTCGCCACCGCGCCCTATCTGTTCATCGAGCTCACCAACTACCAGGGCCAGTCCATGGCTGTCCGCCCCGAATACCTGCCGGACGGCGGGAAGGTCACGCTGTCCAGGCTGCAGCACTTCTCCCCGCCCGGGCCCCGTGTCGTAGTGTGGCTGCGCGACTACCTGTCGGAGGACAACGCCACCGGCAACCCGCTGTCGAATTCGTTCCTGGACGGCTCCCTGTTCTTCACGAACTTCCCCATGTTCTCCATCCCCAACAACTCGGGGTTGAACGCCATGGCGTCTCAAGCGCACAGCATAGCATTCGCCTACCAGTCCGCCGACTGGTCTCAGCAGAAGGCGTTGCAGGGCAACCAGGTCGCCTACGACCAGGCGTCTTATGCGATCGGGACGGCCCGCCAGTCCATGGTGGCGTCCAACACCGCCAGGGGCGCGCAGACAGCGCTGGCGAACGCAGCCCGCACCCAGTCGACGGCGATCACCAACGACGCCGCATGGGGCCACACGCAGAACAGCATGATCCAGCAGGGCGTCTCCGGCGGCATGGGCGCCGTCGGCTCCCTGCTGTCGGGCGATATCGGCGGAGCCGTCAAGGGCCTGGTCGGCACTGGCATGGGCATCCACATGGCCAACTCGAACTACAACATCGACGCCAACGCGAGGGATGCGCAGACTGACCTGGCCAACTCCACGGCCTCCCAGTCGACGGCGATATCCAACAACCTGGCATCGAAGCTCACCGGGTTGCAGAACGCGCAAGCCGCATACAACAGGGACACGAACAAGGAATATGCGGACATGGTCGCCAAAGGCGACTATGCGAACACCATAGCGGGCTTGAAGGCGAAGATACAGGACACGAAGATGGTCCAGCCGTCCATCTCCGGCCAGGTCGGCGGCGACGCGTTCATGCTCGCCACCACCGGGTGGATGGTGGATGTGCGCTTGAAGTCGCCCCACCGGGGCGCTATCCAGGCGGTCGCCGAGCATTTCGCACGCTACGGCTACCGGTGCAACCGGACCGTGGACATGACCGCCTACGACCTGACGCTCATGTCGCATTTCACATATTGGAAACTGGCGGACTGCCGGATCGACGCCCCGTCCGTGCCGCAGATGCACGCCGAGACGATCAGGGGGATCTTCGAGAAGGGCGTCACCGTGTGGGATGAGCCGAAGGAGATAACCGAGATGCATCTGTTCGACAACGGACCGAAGAAAGTGGTGCAAATGTAATGGCGAGTACGAAGGGGCTGATGAACGGAGACCTGATAGGCGGTGGGATGGAGCCGTCGAAGCGGGATGCGGGCCGGTTCCGGTCCAACCGGGCGAAGGCCGTCAGGGGCGGCGAGTTCTTGATGTATCAAAACATGCTGTGGGGCCTGGCCGAGTCCCGGTTCGTCTGGGACGGCCTACCCGACACTGTCAACGAACGCTACCTGGAGCGCACACTGCACCGGCACGGCTTGGTGGTCTTCTTCGAAGACCCTCGCCTGCACGCCTTCCTCGCGCTGCACGCCGCCGGCACCGGCGACGTCGACGTCTACGGCGACCCGAAGACGTTCCGGGTCACTGGCAACCGGTACATCAACCGGGAGGTATCGTCTAAGGATTGTGTGCCCATCTGGGTGAACAGGAATCGGGTCAACGACCAGTGGATCGTCAACTACTATGCGGCCCAGCTGGCGGAGGCGGCCGTCACTGTCCAGGTGAACGCGCTCACGTCGCGGTATCCGACGATCCTCGCGCTCAGCCAGGAGCAGAAACTAACGGGCGAGAACCTCTACCGACAGATTGCCGAAGGCCAGCCGGTCGTGTTCACCGTGAAGGACGCGATGGGCGGGGATGTGTCCAGCGCCGTCCAAGCGCTGGACAACCGCCTGCCCCCCAACGCGATATCGGACGCGATCCGGGTCAAGAAGGACATTTGGGACGAGGCAATGCTCATGCTCGGCATCCAATGCGCCCCGCCCGATAAGAAGGAACGGCTTGTGGATGACGAGGTAGAGGCGCTGCAGGGGCAGATGGCCGCCTTCCGCGGCGTCGCCATCGGGGCCCGGCAGGAGGCCGCTGACCGCATCAACGAACGCTACGGTCTGAACGTGTCGGTGCATTGGCGGCACAGCCGGGAGCAGGTGCGCGGCGTCAACGATTCGGGGGAGGGCTTCATTGGCTGATTTCACGATAGAGCTCAGGGATGTGTGCGCCAGGTACAGTGACGCTGAGCTCGGGTTGGACGCCTACCCGATCTTCGACGAGGCCTATCGGCCCCGCCTGAACAAGCTGATCAAGGACCACTACTGGTTCAGGGAGACAGCCTACGAGACGGCCGCCATGTTCGCACACCAGCTGAGGCACCGGCTTGAGACGATCATGCCCTACTATAACCAGCTGTACGAGTCGACGAGAATCAAGTTCGACCCGCTGTCGACAATGGACGTCTCGTCCGTCTCCGACGGCACGCACACGTCTAAATCTGAGACGAAAGGCTCTGGGTCGACGAAGAACCGGGCGTCGGGCTTGTCTAACTCCGATTCACGGGACATGCGCTACCCCGACACGGCGATCAACCAGCACGGCGACTATGCAGTGTCCGGTACCAAGTCGGATGCGAGGACTGAGGGTGCGTCCGAGACCAGTAACAACAGCACTTCGGAGGCGAACGGCGATGAGACGTCGCATGCCACGTCGCATTCGACGGGCCGATCCCAGTCGGCGGCGTCGTTGCTCGTGGAGTACAGGGCGTCACTGCTCAACGTCGATAAGATGGTGCTGAGCGAGCTCGGCGACTTGTTCTTCGGCTTGTGGTCCTCGAACGACGAGTATACGGGCGGGGACTGCTACTGGGGGCTCGGTGCCATGCTCGGCTGGGGCTACTGGCTTTAACGACTAGGAGGTTATCGGATGCCTATAGAGAACGTGCCGTTCTTCGACTTGCAGAACAGCCCGCTCACGAATATTACGCCGTTCGCGCACAGGGACGCCTACACCTACCAAGAGGTGTTGGAGGACCTGATCCAGAATTACAAGCGGATCATTGATACGGTCAACAAGGTCGTGGTGTTGACCAACGACGTTGACAAGCGCCTGATCGAACTGGAAGCCAGGCTTCGTAAGGAAACGGATGACAAGATCACCCGGGCGATCGACGAGCTTTACCGGCGCCTCGCCCAAAGAGGGGCCAAGGACATGATCGTCCACGACCCGGTGTGGGGCCGCACAGACCGCACCGTCTCGGAAGTTCTATCCGTTCTCTACGACAATGTGCGCACACATGCCAGGTTCGCCAAGGGCGCCGACGACATCGGGGCGACGGCGCAAGCACTGGACGAAGCCAACTGGACGGCTCGCCAGTGGGACTTGGACCCAGAATACAAGACCGACCACGCTACCCGCTGACTACTGCTATTAGGAGGGCACGAAAATGGCTAGCACTAATAAGACTGAGGCGCTGGGTCTCTCCCAGTTCATCGACACCGATAAACCCACCTGGCGTGGTGACTACAACGGCGACATGCGCAAGCTGGACATCCGCGCACAGGAGGACACATCGAAGTTCAACTCGTTCGAGACGCGCATCAAGGCAGCGGAGACGACGGTCGACGCCGACCACAAGGCAGTGGCGCAGATTGACCAGAAGATCGGCGAGGCGGAGACGAGGGCGAAGCAGGACGCCAGCCAGCAGGTGGCGAAGTGCTATGACGACCTGTTCACGAAGGTGAGCGACCGCTACACGAAGGCCCAGTCGGACGCCCGCTATATTCTTAAGAACGCGGCCAGCCCGGATTCGGGCGCGGTGATCGTCGGCACGTCGAATGTGGTGCGGGGCAAGTGGCCGACGCTCATGTGCCGGGCGCTCGGGATACCCGAGCATAACTTCGCGGTCGGCGGCACAGGCATGGTCAACGGCGCGGACAACTTCTCCGTCCAGCTGAACAGGGCGATCGCCGATGGGAGTTTCAACAACAACGACATCAAGTACGTGATCATCGCGGACTGCGGGAACGACGCGATGGCCAACAACGACATCTACAACGGTCTCGTCAGCCTCATCTCGGACGCTAAGAGGGCATTCCCCAATGCTCGCGTCATCGTGTTCTCCGCCGTGTGGGCGTGGTCTAACCTGCATTCGCTGCTCAAGAGCAAGAACGGACTGGCCGTGTGCCTTGGCACTATGCAGGAAGTGTGCGGGAACTACGGCGCGGAGTATGTGGGCACTGAATTCTGGTGCTTGGGCTACTCGAAGTATTTCACGGAGAGCGAAATCCACCTGAACTCCACCGGTGACACGAGGTTCGCCACCCTGGCGGGCAACTACTTGCAATATGGGAACGAGCCGATACCCGTGTCCTCCAACTACAGAGTGGGCCTGTCGGGCCTCAACCACGACCAGGGAGCCCCGTTGACGTTGCGTCTGAACGGCGGGATCGTCTCGCTGTCGGGGATCGTGGATTCGGGCGGGACGGCGATCGGCGATGGCCACGATTGGGGGATGATCCCTGAATGGGCTGCGCCGCGGTGCTCCGTTAACCTGCAGGCGACGGGCGGAGCGGACGGAAGGACGCCGATCGTCACTCAGGTGCACGCCAACCAGCATATCCAGTCGTGGACGGGCTTCACGGGCAGGGTGCAGGTCTCCGGCACCTGGTCCATCATCTAAACGCACACCCATGAGGAAAGGTAGGTACTGTCATGGCGTGGGACGCTAAAGCAAAAGCGGTCGCTATCAAAGCGATCGGGACGGTAGAGTCCGGCATGCGCTATGATGGTATCTACCACACCGATCCGATAACTATCGGGATAGGGCAATGGTTCGGGCCAAGGGCCTACGGCCTCTTGGTCCGAATCAAGCGGGAACTGCCGGCAGAGTTCGCCAAGCTCCCCGGTGAGTTGCAAAACCTGGTGAACGCGAACAGCGTCAACTGGGCGACGTACTACTTACCGAACTACTGGGACGGCCAGGTCAAACCAGTGTTGAGGGCCGCCTACAAGGTGCAGCAAGCGCAGATGTCGGAGGACTTAGAGGCCTACGTGCAGGTGGCGCGCAAGTGCGGGATCGATCCGGACGGCGCCACCCAGTCGATGATCATGTTCTTCGTCGCCTATCACCAGTCGCCTCGCCGCGCGCTGCGCATCGCCAACCAGATTGGCGGCGCGACGTTGGGCAGGTGGCACCAGGCGCTTCTGTCGGAGCCGGTGCTGGGCCGCTACAGGAACCGGTACAACACGGCCTACAGCATCATCAATGCGATGGACAGCTCGGGCGTGGACCTGCCGGGGCCCCCGGGCGCGGGGACTCCGCCGCCGACGGGCGGGGACGGCTCCGGCGGCAACCCGGGCGGCAACGTGAACGCCCCGCAGCAGAACGGGTCGTCCGTCGGCGTGCTGTCCCGGGTGGAGCGTTGGGGCGACACGGTGATCGCACACATGGCCGACGGGAAAACCGTCCAATGCGCCCCTACCGGCTGGGGCCAGTACACGGCGGGCCCCGGAGGGGCGGGGACTCCCCCGCCGACGAACAGCGCCCCGGGCGGGCAGAACGGAACCCCCGGCACAGGCGGAGGCGGAGGCCAGCTGGCGCCGGGGACGTCGGAGACAAGACAGAAGCTCGTATGGTGGATGGCCAGCCGCGAGAACAAATTCAGGTATTCGAACGGAGCCGGCAGGCTGGACCCGGACAGGTCCGGCGTCGGAGACTGCTCGTCGACCTGCCGCCGTGCCTACCTGGACGTGTGCGGCATCGACATCGGCGGTAACACCGTCGCTCAAAGCGCCAGCGGGCACGGAGTGTTCGTTATCAACTGGAACACGGCCAAGAGTATTTCCCAAGCCCAGTTGGCGTTGATGAAACCAGGGGATTTGGTGTTCTACGACTGGGGCTCCGGGAGGGCCGGCGTCGACCACGTGGAGATGTACGCAGGCGGCGACTTGACGTGGGGGCACGGGGGCGGCCTGAACGGGACTGTTCCAGGGCCGCACAAGAACAGTCTGAGCAAGTTCATTCGCGACACGAGGGGGATCGGCTGGTGTGTCAAACGCTACATCAACGACTGATAAGAAGCTCACATACTATGACCCGTCGCGGATACTGTCGTATAACACCCCGTGGTCGTTCGTGACGGGCGCCCGCGGCAGAGGCAAGACGTATGCGTTCAAGAAGCGTGTGATCAAGAAGGCGATCGAAAACGGCGATGAGTTCATCTATCTGCGGCGGTTCAAGGGTGAGGCGGCGACGTTCAAGACGTTCTTCGACGACATCCGCTGGGAGTTCCCGGGCGTCGACCTGACTGTGAAGGGCAAGGCGGCCTACATCGGCGGTGCGAAGGGCGGGACGGCGATCGGACAGGTCGTCTACCTGTCGGCGGCGCAGATGCTCAAGTCGGTCTCACTCAAGAGGGTGAAGCACATCCTCTTCGACGAGTTCATCCTTGAGAAGGGCGCCACCCACTACCTGCCGGATGAGGCGTCGATCTTCGAGGGCCTGTATTCGACGGTGGACCGCTGGGACGACCGGGTGCAGGTGTATTTCCTGGCGAACGCCTTCTCTCTGACGAACCCGTACTATGTCAAGTACGGGATCGTGCCGTCGGACGAGTTCACAGTGGAGCCGGGCCCAGACCGTTTCTGGGCAGTGCACACGGACCGCTCAGAGGAGTTCGCACAGCAAGTCTCGCAGACGCGCTTCGGTGCGTTTTTACGACGCCAGGACGATGAGAACTCCCGGTACATGATCGACTCGACGTTCCGGGACGGTGGCGTGGAGATGGTGGCTGCGAAGCCGCCGTCGGCGATGTATTCGCTGTCGATTATAGGCGGTTCGAGGCCGCTGTCTCTGTGGCTGGGACGGGATTCAACGGTGTGGTATGTGACGGAGGGGCTGCCGCGCACACCGAACCGGTTCACGTTGGCGCCGTCGAAGGTGGATGAGGCGACGAGGCTGCTCACGACGAGCGACTCCTACCTGAAGAACATCCGGGCCGCCTATGCGTCCGGGCGTGTCAGGTTCGACAAATTGACGACGCGGAACTTATTCATCAAAGAAGTGTATAGGGGGTTGTGATGACTGAGTCTGTGTTGACGGGCTTCGGGACGGCATTGGCGGTGGTGTTGCCGCTGGTCGCCGCGCTCACGCCGAAGGCCCGTCGGTTTCTTCACTTCATCGATGATTTGATGGGCGAGGAAGAGCGCCCGGGCGCTGAGCGGCGCCCGGGTATACTTGAGCGTCTCATGTTGCTTGAGGCGCGGCTGGAGCTGATAGAACGGAGGTTGAACGCGATTGAGTCACGCACAAAGTGTGAGGACGGCCATAGTGGCGTGGATGGCGAAGCACGACGGTGACTTCGGCTACACGAACGACTACCGCCGCAAAGACCCGGAGCGCTACGGCTGGGGCGACTGCAGCTCTACGATAGCGCAGGCCTACAGGCAGTGTGCGGGTGTAGAGATAGGCGAGCGGAGTTTCAATATCGCGACGAACGGTCGGGCTGTGCAGAACGCCGGCTCGTGGCGAGACCTGGACGAGGACGTGATGCGTCCGGCCGACGTCATTTGCATGGGCTGGCATTCGGGCGCTTTTGCGGGGCGGATAAGCCACGTCGAGCTCTACGCCGGCGGGGGCTTGACGTGGGGGCACGGGGGCCCGGGCAGAGGCCCGCGGCTGCACCGTCTGTCGGATCCGCGTCTGACGGGCTCGGCGACGATCGTTATGGTCCGTCGCTTCATCGAAGACGACAACGACAACACTAGTAAAGGAGACGAGTTGACACCCGACGAGCACAACATGCTCAGCTGGCTGTACGAGAACATCAAGGTGCCAGGGGAGGGCTTCGGCTACCCCCAAGCGACGCAGAACACGCTGGGTGATATTCAGAAGACCGTGGACGGCGTGAATGCGCTTGTTGCGAAGGTCAACGACCTGTTGACGGTTCCGGGCTACGCGTTCGGTTATCCGGCTGCGAGCCACAACGCCCTTGAGGAAGTGGTGACGAAGCTGAACGAGGTGCTGACGGAGGTGAAGAAGAGGAATGGCTAAGCATCTGGCTATCGACGACGGCGTGTCGGCGGAGCAGCGCGAGGCCGCGGCGAGGGCTGCGGCGGACACCGTGGCGACGGACGGCCGCCCGGCCGGGGACGGCGACCTGGTCGACGCGACGGGATCGACCCGTTACTTGGCGCTCAGGAAATACCTGTACCGGGCGCTGACGGGGCTGATCCCGGTGGCGACGGCATGCGGGTGGCTGACGGGAGAGCAGGCCGCGCTCGTGGCGCCCGCTCTAGCCGGGTTCCTCGGAGTGGCCCTGGCCGCGGCGAATACGCGCTAGATTCGATTCTGAGGCCCTGAAAGACGCCGGCCTAGGCGACCCTACAGAGAAGGCCCCTAGCAAGATGCTAGGGGCCTTTTCGTGCGTCTGGGGCTATCTCAGGCGGCGGGGGTGGGGGACAGTCGGTATTCGGAGGCGAACTCGGAGATGCGGGTCATGAGGAAGAAGAAGAAGAAGAGCCGCTCATTGCCCCGCGCCTTGGCGGGGGCGCGCACCCAGCCGATCATGGAGGCGTCCCAGTCCTGGCCTTCGTAGACGAGGGGGACGACGGCGAGGACGGGCGTGTCGTCGCGGAGCGAGTCGGTGACGTAGACGTTGTCGTGTGCGATGTGCCAGCCGAAGGTGCCGGCTGTATGGGAGTGGTGGGGGAGACACTGGTAGAGGTGCTCGTCTAAGGCAATGAGGGCTGAACTGGTCATTTGATCCATCCTGCTACAGTTCCGGCAATGATAAGTGTTGTGAGGCATGAGATGAAGGAAAGCGTTGCAGCGCCGAGTTTGAGGCTCTTCTCCCGGACGATATCCATGTAGGCGACGTACCAGATTAGCGCGAGCATCGGAATGAAGGTGCATAGCAATGCGATCTTGTGGAGTGTCATCGCTTGCACCCGCCCGCTGCAGCGTCGTCGCAGCCGCCTGCGCCCGGGTCGGTGCCTTCGCCGGTGTGGGACAGTCGCTTCTCCATGTCGTCGAAGTGCTTGCGGGCGACGGGCGCCTTCTTCTGCACGGGCTTGGCCCTGGTGGGTCTGGCCGTGGGCGTCGTTTCATGTGAAACGGCGGACGGGTCCAAACTGGGGTGGACGGTGGAGGGTTGTTCGGGTGCAGTGGCGGTGATACTGACCGTGACGTCGGGTGCCGGCTTAGACGCGGGCGCGTCGTTGAGCGCGGCGTAGGTGAGGCCGATGCAGATGAGGACGGTACCGACGAGGGAGATGGCCAGACCTGCACCGCGATGGAGGTAGGAGTAGACGACGGCTGCGAAGAGGTTGACGGCGACGATTGAGAGCGCCGCATAAAGAAGGATACTCATCTCTCTTTATCCTTTCCTTTTTGTTGGGCCCGTCTCTCGGGCTGTGTTT